TGTCTTACTTGTATATCGCCATCAACACCTTCTCTTGGAGAGGGAGAATTAACCTTTCCATAATTAATTGCTGGCCTAGTTGGTTTTCCCCAACTCATTTAATTGGTCTCGCTCTATATAGTATTGATATATCTTGTATCTCAAAATCTGTTGCTACTGTGTTGTCACCAGTAGTAAATAAGATTGATATACTTTTCCAATCTTTAGCCTCAGAAGATACATCTGGAGTAAATGTTGCAACTGCTAATGTAGTAGCATTGCTCCAACTAGAAGCATTAAAATGATATTCAGTAGTACCTCCATTTGTAAAGTATGATACACCTACATTAGCAGGATTACCCTTAAATGTCACATATACTTTAAATAGCTTTTTAGTTTGAGATGGTAGTCCAAAATCTAAATCTTTTGTTTTATAAATAAATATTTGAGCATTATTACCTTGCTTGTAATTATTAAGAGTCTGATTATCATCACGAAGTATTGACAAATATCCCTTAGAAGTTATTATAAAATTTGTATGACGATTACCATCAGCATTAGTTATTAATTGAGTAGCATCTGTCCATGATTGAGTAGTCATATTATATACCCAACCACTTGTATCAGCAGAATCATCATTTATATCTTTTAAAACAATAATATTTTGCGATCTTGGATCATATCCAACACAAGGAACTCCAGCACCATCTTGCAATATAGAACTTGCTTCATCTTCAGGAAGCCCCCATGCAATAGTTCCAAGTTTTCCCTCTGTAAGAGAAATTACTTTTCGACCATCATATATATAACATCCAAATTTATTAGCAAATATAACTCCAAATGAGGTTGTAAAAACTTGACAAGGATTATGTACACCACAATCTCTAAACGAAGCTTCTGCATAAAATTGATTAGGGTTAGATACATTTATAACATACATACCATTTTCTTTAAATTGTAATATTTTATCTTGATATGATGCAAGAGCTCTAATAGGAGAGCCATCAGAAGATGGTGAATCAAACCTATTATATTGTGGAAAAACTCCAGACTTTCCTTGCATAGAGTACATCATTGAATCAGGCATATGAATATTGTTAAATTTAACATTGCCAATATATACAATTCCACCACTTCCAACTACAGAAGATTTGTATCTTACATCAATAGATACTGGCCCTGTAGTTCCACTTGAAAGTGAATCTTTAGATTCTCCATAAACTTCATTTGCATAATATCCATTTAATGAAGCATATGTGTATATCTCAGGAGGATTTTCAAATATTATATTTGATGATAAAGAATATATATCACCACTTTCAGTCCAAGGCTGAAATGTAGAATCTAAAGCCCCTTTAACGCCATCAGTCATATTAAATTCTGCAAGTAAAAATCTTTCATTGTCTGTGCTTTTTTTAAAATATATGCGAGCACCCTCAATTCTTTTGTCTGCTCCTAATGGTTTTGAATTTTCATGACTTATAGAAAGATTAAACTCTAATGCTTCGTCGCTAAAAGCAATTCCATTTGAAGCTGCATTTGTCCCTCCATCATCAGCAAATGAAGTAAGTCCAGTTTCAACACCCCCATCAAAAAACCAAGAAATATAAAAAAAATAAGTCCCATTCCAAGTGCCAGTTCCATTTGGATCACATTTAGCAATAAGACTCCCATGACCAGCAGTAGTTGACCCATGAGGCGTTGCAGTACCTGCAACATGCATACACTTAACTGTGCCAGCTGCCATACTAGCATCAGCATCAGAATTGTATGTTGGAGAATCTATTAAAGCTTTTCCTGTAGTCCAGCCAGTAACAGTATTTGAACCAGCATCAACTCTATTTACATAAACACCTGCTTTTCGTATATTGTTTGTATGGGCAAAATTTGCATCACATGCATAAATTCCATTGCCAGAAGCATAATAAACTACAGCAGTATCGTGATCATTAATGTCACTTCCACTTCCATGTAGATTAAAAAATGCACTTGTTGCACCTTCAAAATCGTCAACATCTAAGCGATTACCATCAGACGAGACAGTTATCGCAGTTTCTCCAACAGTTCCATCTATAGACGCAGGAGCTATAAATTCAAATAATCCATATCCTGCGCTATTTTTATCAGGAACATCTATTGATGTAAATGATATTGAATTATCAGTTCCTTTAATATCCCCTAGAGTTTTTAAAGCACCTATGCTAGAAAATAATACATTTGTAGCTTCTTGGCATTCATTATCAGATATATCTCTTGGAGATGATTTTTTATTAACACCTCCATGGAATTGAGATAATTGATATAATTTTTTTCTTCCACCTGCAGTTTGTGGTATTGGTTGAAACCCACCTGGAATATTACTAACAGTGCCTGTAAATGGAATAGAACCTGCATTAGATATAGAAGGGACAGATGGAAGAGCAACTGTTTGTGCATCAACTCCACCTTGAGTTGGAGGTGAAAGAACTTTGTCAACAACATTAGATTGAGATATAATGCTTTGATCTGCTCCTTCGCTTGTTTCATATTTTTTTGCAAGTACAATGTCTAAAACATTTGTACCTCCATCTAAATTAATATCAGTTTCTCCAGCCTTCCATCTTGCTATTTTTTCTTCCTCTGTTAATGGCTTGTGATCTGGTTCGTGTGGCATATTATACTTTATTTAATACTTTTTTAACTTTATCCCAAACCTTATCATCTTCTTTAGACTTTGTAAGCTTAACAGCGTTATCACCTACAATAATAAGAAGACCTTTCATGCCATGTTTTTTAACAAGCTTTTTAATTATCATTTTTAACATATTATTTACCTACCACTTTAAAGATTGATTTCTTGATTGATGTCCATATTAAATCATCCCACTTAGTTGGACTAAGAGCAACGATCTTATCTATAGCCATTATTACTATTACTGCATACTCCCAATTGCTTAATAAAACGTCTACCATATTAGTTTCCTTTTTTAAATAATTTTATTATTATGTCTTTTATCGTGTTAACGCCAGTCATAGTTTTTTTCACTTCGTCTTTAGCTTGTCTATTGCTATCAATCAGTTTTACTATTATTTCGTACAGATTTTTTATGTCTGCAGTCACATCCTTTGTTATGAACTTGATCAAATACATAAGAGCGTAACCCAGACCAACTGCTACTGCAACTGGTATTCCCACTGTTTCTATTATTCCAATAACGTCCATCAATTATTTCCATCTATTATTTGTCCCCATAGTGTTGTTCTTCCATTAACTATTTCAACAACATCCACTTTAAAGTTTCCATTGTCAAACCAATCTACTACAGCAAATGAATGATTCCAATTAGTTAAGTTACCTCTAAGCCAATCTTCATCTGCCTTTATATCTTTTAAACATCCTAAACTCCAAGCACTAATAGTTCCACCTAAAGCTGTATGTGTATGCCTTTGAAGATCGTGTGTATGACCATATATAACAGACTCTCCATACATCATTAGATGTGCTTTTGCATGATGCATTCCTGTTCTATGTCCATGTGTAAAATTTAACTTCCCTATCTTTAAAGGTTTTTTTCTAAAATAAGGATGATACTCATATCCTCTTTCTTTTAATTTTAATGCATTTTCTGTAAGGAATCTAGGCCTAGTTTCTTTATTAGAAAACGTGTCTAGCCAAACCTCGTGATTACCTTGCACGAAATGCCTTTCTTTACAACCTGCAATATCTAACGAATTGTCTATTTGATCCATACCTTCATTAACTATTTCTACTTCTTTATCTAGCATAGGAATAAGCATGTGATCAGGTGGTTTATCTAAACCTCTCCAATAATGATTGCTAAACAATTCCCATTCTCCTGTATCTCCTAAATCTATATATATATCTGGCTCTATAGCCTCTATTGCTTTACACACTACATTTATAGCACTTTGATCATGTAGTGGAAAATGTTTGTCTGGTGTAACTATTGCACGTTTTGTTATTTTACTACTTCTTTTATTGTTATACAAAAAGTCAGCAGTTTCTTCAAATTGTTTTCCACAATCTTGACAACAATATCTTTGAACATTAGGTTTATATTTATTAACTCTTTTTCCATATCTATATATACTATTACTTCCACACTCAGGGCATATTATATTCATAAACCTCCCTATTTTAATTCCTTAACTATTTTTATTACTAGATATACTAATGTAGCTATACCTACTAACAAACTTACAATATCAGAAAACCATCCACTAACAGACAACCACCACCCACCCATTCCTGCTCCTGTTGTTTTTAAAGTGTCTATTGCTTCTTGCATATTAATATCCTAAAGATTCTAAAAGTTGTTGTATAATCCCTTTACTAGGAGCGACCATTTCCATTCCTTTTTGATATGACAATGTATCTGCAAATGATGGATTATTTTTTATTTCATTCATTAAATTATGATATTGAAATTCACGCCTACCTTTTGTTGGAAGGCCACCAATTCCTCTATGTATATATCTATCTTCACCACCTTGTGTCTGTGCTTTATACAAAATATCCTCAAAGTTACCTCTTTGCATATTTGCAATAGATTGAAGCGTGTGAGCAACAAGCTCATCACTATCTTTAGACTTTTCTCCAAATACTTCTAAAATTGATTTTTCCATTATATTGCTCCTGTTGTTTTTAATGTATCTATTGCGTCTATCATTTTACTATCCTGTATAAATTGTTGATGGCAATGCTATTGCCTTTATTATAAATGGAGGTAAAGAAAGTCCAAACGCATTTCTTTCTCCATACGATAGTTTTATATCTAAAGAATCGCTTGTTTTAAATCCTATATAAAAAGTATTTGAACTTCCAACAGAAGCTAATTCAGTTGAAGTTAATACCCACCTCATAGTTTTTACATGATCATCAGCTTCGTCATCAGATTTAATAATTCCACCTTGATCATATTCGTGAGCTTGACCTATAGAATTATATGTAGAATTATCACTTAATCCTACAAAAAGAGTAACGTCTGTTGTTGTAGTAGTGTCAAAATGTGCAGTTGCTACTATTTCAACATTTTCGCTAGGAGGTGTGTTAAATGTAATTTGATGAGTTGAATCTTCTACAGTCT